CTAGGAAACAACCAGGCGCATGCCGGGATAGATCAGATTCGGGTTTGAGATGCCGTTCTTGGCGGCGAGATCCTGATAGGTCGTGCCGTACTTTGAGGCGATTCCGGAAAGGGTGTCGCCGCTCTGCACCACGTACACCTGCTCGGTCTCGGCCTGGCCGTTGATTACCGCCATAACCTCGTCGTAGCGCGGCCCCAAAACAGCCTTGCGGCGGCTGCCGTTGCCGTAATCGCCCGCCCATGTCTCCTTTGCCAGGTCCTCGGCGGATGCCGTGAGGATGTGGTTCACGAGCGACTGCACCTCCTGGTAGCGGTCGCCCAGCGCGTGCTTGCGGTCGTCGCCGTCTCCGAGCTCGCCAGCGAGCACCTTCGCCGCGAGGTCTGCCGCAGGCGTCTCGTCGATGCCGTGGATAAGCGAGTCGGGATCGCCGTTGGAGCCGCCCGCCATGGCCTCCCACTCCGCGCGGGAAATATAGCGCTTGTTGATGTCGAGGTTGCCCGCCCAGCCGTCCAAGCGCCCGCACGAGGAGTACTGGCGGATGGCGCAATCGTAAGCGCCCTCATGCCACGGCGCGTCCTGGTAGCCAGTGGGATTCATGTCGGCGTACTGCGCCACCCACGTCTTGGCATCGGTGAGGCCCCACGGGAACACGCTCTTGCTGGCGTAGATGCCGATGCGACCCACGCTCACGCCAAGAAGCTCGGCCAAACGCTCTGCCATGGCCTTGAGGTAGGACGTGTCGCCCCATGCCTTGTTGCCCTGCTCCTCCCAGTCGATGAAGAACGCGGCCTTGCCGACGTAGCCCTTGCAGTGCTCGTAGAAGTACTCGGCCTCCGCCTCGGCATCGCCGCCGTTGACGTAGTGGTACACGCCCACGAGCTTGCCAAGGCCGACCGCTTGCTGGATCTGGCGGTCGCAGTCGGGCGACACGTAGCGCGTGCCCTCGGTAGCCTTGCAGATAACGAAGTCGAACGGGACAGCCGCGAGGTTGATGCCGTTCTGCCAATTGCTGATGTCGATTCCGTTCATTCTATTCAGCGCTCCCTATCGCTATGAAATAAGCCCAATCAACTTGTTCGTACTGTTCGCGGCTCAGCCGCACCACGCCCTCGTAGGGGTCGTGGAAGATGGCCGTCTCGCCGTCCCATCCGCAGAGCAGGACGATGTGGCCGCCGTAGCTCTTGCCGCCGTCGCGTAGCCGGCCCGTGAGGCTGCAAAACACCATCCATCCGCCAGCCGCCTCGTCCAAGGCGTCGTCGGCGTTGTCGTGGATAGGCGTGTAGCCCAAAGCCTGGTCGTTCGCGTTCATCCAACGGCAGAACTTTTCCATGTCATTCACGCCGTCCGTGAGGCACGATTCGCCAACGAATCCCAGCATCTGCGCCGGCGTGCACGTCTGGCCGTAGAGCCATTCCCACGCCATGGCCGCGCACGTGAGGCCGCAGCCGGCAGCAGCCAGGTCTTCGCCCGCATACGAAAGCCCGCCCCAGCGCTCGTCTGCTTGGAGGTAGACGGGCACCTCGGCGGGCTTGTCGAGCGGCTTGTCGTAGATAGCGGGCAAAGGCTCCTCCTTCGGCACCTTCGGCACGTTAGAGGCTATAAGCGCCACGTCGGCGAAGGCGGCGAGCAGGGTCAGCAGCGAGACGGCGGCGGCGATGCGTACGAGGCGCTTGCCGCCCATTCCTAGTCATCCTTCTTCGGAGTGCCCATGGCAAGCAGTGCGTCGAGCCACTTGTCGGTCACGCCGACCGCTTTGAAGGCCGCATATGCCACCTGCACGCCGCCGACGCAGGCGAAGATCGCGGTGACCCACGCGCCGGGGTCGGTCGGGATTCCGTTGGCCATTGCGGTTAGGGCGCCGAAGAGCGCCGAAGCGGCGATGGCGAGCCAACGCGCGGCGTTGCCGCCCATGGCCTCGGACTTGATTGCCTGGATGATGAACGGAAGGATTACGGAAGAGATAACGGCGAGAGCCGCCTGGATCGTGGTCATGGTCTGCTCCTTTAGTCGATTACGGGCATCTTCATGGCGTCTTCGTAGAGACGCGTTCCAGTGCCGTTGCCGCCCAGCCCGTGGTAGGCGGCGTAGACGTTTTCGAGGTGTTTGCGGTCTGCAACCGTCAAGCCGCCTTGATGGACTGCCTGCTCATGGATGTTCTTCAGCTCGCGCCAAAGCAGCGCACGAACCCCCATCCTCAAGGCCTCGTCCGTCGCCTTTTCCGCCTCGGTGCGCTCGACAGCCTTGCGTCCTTGCGATTTGAGTGCCGCCACCAAGGCGGATACCACGGAGCCGACGAGGCCAGACACGATGGTGGTGACCGCCACGGTGTACACGAGGTCGTTCACGCTAAGCCCCCGTGTACTCTTCGCCGGTGATTTCCTTGTACTCGTCGGCGGTGATCCATTTGCACTCGACAGCCTTGTAGACGCGCGCCTTGCTCCAAAGGTCTTTGTCGTAGTACTTCTTGACCTTCGCGAAGTGCTTGGAATGCTCAACGGTTTTCTTCGTAGCCATTACTGGTCACCTCCCACGGTCATGAGCAGGTAGTCGATGTTCGCCGTGTTGGTCTCGGTCTGCGTCGGCTGGGACGCCTGCTCGCGCATCTGTTCGAGCAGCGCCGGGAGGTCGGGCACCTCGCCGTTGGCGTAGGCGGCGAGCGCGGAGGTGTAGGCGAGCTTTCGCGCCTTCCGCTCCACGTACTCGTCATCGTCGATAACGCCCGCGTCGTGCGCCGCGTCGGGGTCGCCGATCTGCGACAGCAGGTCGCGCAGGGCGTTGGCCTCGGCCAGGGTGCCGTCTCGAAGCTCGTCGGGGCGCGGCATGTCTTCCTCAGTGTCCATGCGGACTCCTTCCTTATCGGGGAATGTGCCGCCATCGTATTAGCGCCGTGAGATTGCCTGGCCGTTTGGGCGGGCGCGAAGAAAGAAGGCGCGCCGCAGCACGCCTTCGCTGTCTTGGTTATTTCGTTTTCGACCCGTCTAGGCCGCCGTTTTGAGTTGCCGCCTTTCCGCTATGGCGAGGGCGTTCCGCCCGAATCGTCTCTCGGGCTTGGTTGCATTGAGCAACCCCCCCCCCGCGAGATTTTCGAACAGGCTGCGGTACAGCGCGTCCATGGCCAGCACGCTGCGGTGCGCGTCCAAGTGAGCCATGCCGCCGCGCCAGCTCTGGTAGCTCTGCTGCACCTGCCCGGGCGTCATGACCCCCTCGGCCATCATGCGGGCCATCTTCTTCAGCTTGCGTCGCTCGCGCGTGATGGAGTCGCGGCACGGCTTCATGACGATGCGGCCCGTTTCGGTGTAGAAGATGCGCTTCTTCAGCCACGTGAAGCCGCGCGTCAGCTTCACCACGCGGGTCTTGCGTGGGTTCAGCGCGATGCCGAGCTTCGCGCACTCGTGCTCTATCAGCAGAAGGCACACTTGCAGGTACTCCTTGGACTCGTGGATCAGGTAGAAGTCGTCCATGTAGCGCCCGTAGGCCTCGGGGCGCAGCATCTCGGCCATGTAGTGGTCAATGCGGTTGGGGTGCGCCACCGCGCATATCTGGTTTGGCTCGCTGCCCAGGCCCAGGCCGACCTCGCCCTGCGCGTCTATCAGGCGGTGCTCAAGGGCGACCACGCGCGGGTCGAGCAGCGCGTCGGCCACCTGCCGCTTGACCGGCTCGTGGGCAATGCGCGCGAAGTAGTCGGAGAAGTCGCCCAGCAGTATGTAGCCCTCGCGCCCATGCCGCCGCCAGTGGTCGGCCAGGTGGCGCTTGAGCAGCTTAAGGGCGTAGTCGGTGCCGCGCCCCTTGATGTTGGCGGAGTTCGCGGATACGAGCGTGGGGACTATCGCGGGCACGAGGGCGTTCTGGGACAGCGACTTCTGCACCACGCGCTCGGGGAAGTGCACTGCACTGATGTGGCGCAGCTTGCCGCGCTCCCACAGGTCGAAGCGGATGAAACCCCGGCATATGTCGCGGCCCTCCAAAAGGTCTTGGCGCGATTTCACGGCGTTTCGCAGGTAGTCCTTCATGTACCGTTGCGTCGAGGCCTTCCACATGACGCCACGCGCGGCCTGCTTGGAAGCCTTGCACAGGCTGTTGAGGTCGGCCACCGTCTCAAGGGTGCACGCCTTGACGCGCTCGGCCTTGGCCCTGGCGCGCTTCTCCTCGCGGCGCTTCCGGCGTGCGGCCCGCCTTTGCTCCGAGTTCATAGAAGGCACCCCGCACGGCTTGCAATGTGGCTCTGACAGCCGCTTGAGGTATGGCCATGAAACGCGGCGAAGCCACGGAGCGCCGCGCCATGCAAGCAGCGTCCGGCCACCCTCGCGGGGTGCGTATTTACGGGCTCGCGCCCGATGGTCGCGCCTTCCTTCCTCTCCGCGCTCTGCTTTCGGCCCGCTGGCCTACTCGGTCTGGCAGTAAGGGAATCCGGGGCGGGGGCGAACCCAGGTGTTCGTCGCCGAATTGTAGTTGGCATTGCCGTTGTTGTTGACGTAGCACACGTTGGACGAGGAGCCGCCCATGACGGAACGCAGCCACCAATTGTACCGATATACAAGGCGGGACCGCCGCCCATTATAACGAACGCAGGCGCTCTAGCTCGGCCTCGGCCTCGGCTATGCGCTCGTCGGTCGTCTTCTTGCCGGTGACGCGTACGTTCTTGCGCGCGCCCTTGAGCAGTTTGATCTCCTCCTCGACCATGCCCGCCAGCGCCTCGAAGCGGTTGGCGTTCACGGGCAGGCCGATGTCCATGAGGCACTGCATGTCGAGCATCAGCTGCTCGCAGTCGGCTATCGCCAGCGTCAGGTAACGCTTGCGCTCAAGTGCGTTGAACGAACTGTTGGGGTAGAAGCAGTCGGCGCGGTTGACGTTGTATACGATGCTGCGCGCGGTCTCCACCGTGGGGACTGCGTTCAGCAGCCTGTAGGCTTTCGGCACGACCGACGAGGAGGCCATGAGCTTGTTGACCTCCACGCGGATGGCGATGGCCTGCGTGAAGAACTTGTACTCGGACACCTCGCGGTTTCGCTGGTAGACGCCGCTCATGGCACCTCCCGGAAATAGTGGCGAAAAAAACGGCCCGCTGCGCGGGCAGGGATGCGACCGCGCAAGGCGGTCGCATCGAAAGAGAAGTATAGAGCACTCGGCTGGCTAGCCGACGAGGAAGCCGGGGCGGGGGCGAACCCAGGTGTGCGCCGCCGAATTGTCGTTGGCAGTGCCGTTGCCGGTGACGTAGCACACGCCGGACGAGGAGCCGCCCATGACGGAACGCAGCCACCACGCGCACCGAGTTCCGTTCAAGCGGTGCGCGGTATCGCGGAACAGGTCGAACTGGCAGTCGAAGCCCACGCTGTAGCCCTTGGTGCCCCACACTGGGCAGCCGTACACCTCCATCTCGGAGGGCGACCACACCTTGCCGATGTCCTGCCAGCTCCAGCTGTTGGAGTCGCTGAGCGCGCCGCTCGCGCTGTAACGCTCCTCAAGCAGCACGCGCTGGGTGAGCAGGTACTTGGTCAGCCCCTCGGGCAGGCACGCCTCGAACAGCTTCTCCCACGCCTTGAGGTTGCTGTTCAGGTACGGGTTCTTCACGTCTGCGGTGCCCTGGTTGGTGTTCGCGGTGTTCCACATCAGGTAGCTGTCGTTGGCCACGCCGGTGACGGTCTTGGCCACGGCGACGGGCGCGGACGCGATGAACGCGATGTGGTGGCCCTTGGCGCTGTCGCCGCACTGGTAGTACGGGTCGAAGTGCGCAAGCAGGAAGCGCACGGACTGCTGGCCCGTGATGGCCGATGCGCTCACGAGCGGCACGTCGATGTAGTCGCCCACACGCATGCCGCTGAAGTTCGCTGCCTGCACGCGCTTGTGCAGCGCGTCGTAGATGGTGGCGGAGCCGGAGACCTCGCCCGCGAGAAGCGTTGCGAGCGACTGGCCCGGGTACTTGCCGATCAGGCCCTGTCGGTTGTACTCGGCGTTGTTGAGCGCCGTGGTGGCGTTGGTGCGGGCGGTGTCGTCTATCATCTCGTAGTTGGTGCCGCCCACTGTGAGGATCTTAGCTTGAGCCATTTCGTTTCCTTCTTAAATCAATGTGATGGTGTTGCCGCTTGCGGAGCATGTTGAGCCGAACGTTACGGTCACCCCGCTCGCCGATGCCTTTGAAGCCGGGCAGTAGACTGTTCCGCCCATGTATATGAACTGACCTGTCGAGTTCGCCAAAAGCGTTGCGAGCTTCGCGTTCTGGGCACGCAGCTCCGCGACGTCCGAGCTTCCTGCGCTGCCTTGCGCCACGGAGTTGGCGATCTGCAACGCCTGGTTCGCCGCTGCGTCCGCACGCGAAGCCGCGCCGTTCGCCGCAGAGGTCGCGTTGCTCGATGCCTGTTGGTCGGCGATATGCTCGTCATGGCGCTGGCTTTCGGCCTTTTTGCGTTCGATCTCGGCGTTCGATCGGCTCGTCTCGTTGTTCTGGCGCGTGGTTTCGGCATTCTTTCGCGCAGTTTCGTTGTCTTGACGTGTTGTCTCGGCGTTCTTGCGCGACGTCTCGTTGTTCTTGCGGGTTGTCTCGTTGTTGCCGCGCTCGGTCTCAGCCGTTTTCCGAGCGTTCTCGTTGGACACGCGCGTCTTCTCTGCCGCTTCGGCGCTTTCAGTCGCGGTGTTGCAGTTCGCCGCTGCCGTCTTGGCCTCTTCGGCGGCCTCCATCGATAGCGTCGACTCGATGCGGAAGATCGAGCCGTCGGTGGTTCTGGCGCGGTCGATGTTGCCCGCATCGTTGAGCAGCAGCGCCGCGCCTTTGTTGGTATCTGCCATCGCACCTCCTTTACTTAGCTAGCACGCCGATCACGATGGCGTGCGGGCCGATTGCCTGAATGATGCATCGGTCGCCTGCCTTGGCTCCCGAGCATGAGGTGGTGTACGGGAGCTTCAGGGATGCCCCCTTCACCGATACGGCCATGGTGGCTCCGGATACGGAATTCACCGTTCCGTAGCACGCCTGCTGGCCGGGAGGGTCGTTGGCGGTCGCATCGGCCATCGCGGCGCCGTATCGGCGCATGGCCGACATGAGTTCATCGCTCATACCTCTTCACCTCCATCTCGATTGGGCATCCTCCCACGAGCGTGAGAGTCGCAGTCCTCACCGCGAACTTGCCGCTGATGCCGGCGCTTGCCCAATCGACCATCACGGCATCGCCGCACGCGATAGGCGCGTACGTCCGCTTGACCGTGACTCTACGGATAGCGCTCTGCTGTGTTCGCAGCATCTCGTTAGCCTTGGCATCGGCGTTCCTCTGTCTCTCGGCATCGGTAGACCCATCGGGCAGGTCGCTGTAGCTGTACGTGGCCGTCTTGCGCCAACCGCGCGAAACCGTGGAGTAAGGGCTGCTCGGGTCTGAGTCGATGGCCGTGCCACGGTAGAAGGCGTCCTGCGTTTCGTAGTCGCAGTGCACCACGTTGGCGACGCCCGAGCGGTCAAGCTCGTCGACTACCTCGTTGATGAAGCGTGCGCCAGAGCCCTCTCGAAGGGTCATGGAAACGGGCCTGTCCTGCGGCTCCCTATATCTGCGAAGTACGGGCCTTCCGTAGGCGTCCTCGTCGACGGCGCGGAAGCCCGCCACGTCGAGCAGCGCGTTGCACGCCGCCAGGCGCTTCGACAGTCTCATGTCGCCCGAATCGATTCCGAGCGTCCAATCCTGCGCCAGCTTGTAGTCGGAGCCGTCGGCGATCACGTCAGCGAAGCCAGCCGCCTTGAGTAGCTTTACGACGTAGGGGACAACCACGGTTCCAGCCGCCACCGTGAATGGGGCATCGAATTCGTCCTCCGCAACCTCCGACAGCCTGCCCGACAGGCCTGCCGTGCCGGTTGAGTTGACGCCGCGCCTGGTCCTTTTCGGCGCTGAGACAACGAAAGTCCCCAGCGCCTCACTGACTGACGCGCCACCGAAGTCGGCATCGAGGTACACCCGCAGCAGATCTGCCCCGATATCGAGCGCCCCGGAGTAATCGACCTGCCCTGTAGTGTAGTCCTTGTCCTGGTTGCGCTCAATGCACCCGCCGTTCTTTATGTTCGTGATTCTCTCGACCTCGTTGCCGCTTGCGCGGTCTACGCGCATGAAGCGGAACGAGGTGAGGAACGGTTTTCCCCAATCAGCCATTTATCGGCTCCTCGAAGACGTTGTGCGTGACGTTGGCCGAACCCTTCCAGATGCCTGCACCCTTCACAGACATGTCGAAGTCCATGGGGCCGTATGCGCGTTCGCCCGCATGTCCGCGCCACCATCCCCTCCACTGCTCGTCCATAATCCGTATGTACCTGTCGTGGCCGTCGCGCTTCATCTCCCATGAGAGCGAGGTCTTTTTGTTCAGCTCGTCGAGCATGTACGAAATGGGCAGGTCGCCGTTCTCGCCGCCATCGGCGAAGTGGTATGTCTCCACGGATCGCTGAGAGCTTGTCGAGTAGTCGCCGTTGTAGTCGAGCACGAGCACGGTCGATGCATCCTGGCCGAAGTTAAGCGCCATCCCGTGCGCGAACACGTTGGCATCGGTCACGGTCTGCGACGAGGTGCCGTTGTCGGCGTACCCGGTGACCTTGTACTCGTAGTCGGTGTTTAGCGGCGGCACGCGGTCGATCGTCTCTTGGGAGTCAAGCACGCCGGATGCTATGACGGCATCGCCGCCGTACGCCACGCGCTCCACCGTGAAGGCGGAGCAGCGGGAGGCGTTGCCGAGCACCAGCGCGTCACCATCGACTGTGATCGTGCCTAGCATGGAAAGCTCATTGCTCACCTCGTCGACCGTCATGGGGCCTACGAGCGTGGTCTGCTCGATCTCGTATGACGAGAGGCCGTTGCGCACCTTCACGTGACACGCCAGCGCATCGTCGTACGACAGCGACACGTCTGGGATGGCCGGTTCCGCCCAGTGCGTCTTGAAGCGGCGCATGGCCGTCTTGGACAGGCCGGAGCCGCCCTTGACCGTGAGCATGAGCAGATAGTCGATGCCGTTGCGTATGGTGGCGTAGCTGCCGAAACTCACTGGCTTCAGGTTCGTGACGTCTGCCGTGGCGACCGTCGCGCCGCCGACCTCTGCGATCGTGAGCGTTGCCTGCGCGATGCCAGTTTCGTCGGTTGCGGCGACTTGCACCGTGAGCGGCACCGCATCGACGAGCATGCCGTCGGTAGCGGGGGAGGCGACCCAGCACTGCGGGTAGTCGGCGACCGTTATCGCCGCATAGCCAGACCAAGCGCCCCAATCGGCGTGCAGTCCCTTCGTGCGAACGCGAGCTTTCCAACTTCCCTTCGTGAGTGTGATCGATGCGCTTTTCTCGGTCGTGTACGACTTCGTTATCGTCTCGCTGCCGACGAGCTCAAGTTGCGCGGCGGACTGCGCCGAGCCGTCGGGGTGGTTGGGCACCCACGAGACGGATGCCGCCGACCCCGTTGGCACAACATGGTCGGCGGTGACCTTCGGTGCGAGAGGCGGCGTGATCGTGGTCACGGAATTCGATTCGACCCACGAAGACGTTAGGCTACCGCGCTTGGCCCTGACGCGGTAGACGATCGTGCCGGCAGGCGCGGAGGTGTCGTGCAGGTCTACCCATGCGGGGTCTTCGCCCTCGGTGGTGGTCGAGACCGCCGCCCACGTCTTCCCGTCGTCGCCTGATCGCTGAACATCCCATGCGCTGGCGTACCACCACGCCCCGTAGACGCGCAGCGTCACCTCGGACGCGCCGGCCTTGATGGCATCGATGCGCGAAGGTGCCGACGGAGTTGTGTACGTGGTTCCGCAGGACACGTGCGTGGAGTTGCCGCCAGGGCCGTGGGCGCAAAGGCGGTACTCGTACTTGTGGCCTGCGGTCGTCGAGTTGTCGGTGTAGTTGGTCACGTCCCACGAGACGTCGGCGATGTTCACCCATGAGCCGTCGTCGGTGCGGCGGTCTACGTACACGCCAGCCCAGGGGTACGCGCCGTCCATGCCCGTGTAGTCGACGTCCCACGCAATCTTGTGGGATGTGTCGGAAACGCGGGCCAGCTTCGGGTTCTTGGGAGGATGCGGTTGCGAGTATCCGCGCTGGGGAATCCAAGCGTACTCTGTTGCCCAGGCGTCTCCGCCGGCGCTGCCGTAGTAGTTGTTGTATGTCTTGCCATAGACGTGAATCTGCACGGAGCAGTTCCAGCCGCTGGCCCCGCGCCCGACGTCCACGGTGAAGGTTACGGCGTCGCGCGTGGCCCAATTCCCGTAGTTGTTGAGCAGCACGTCGCGCGACCTGTAGGTGATGCCGTTCACGATCACGTCGTAGTGCGTGCCGTACTGTGCCGCATACTTGTCGTCGAGCGCGGCGGTGATTGTTATGCGCGAGGTGGTGTCGTTGACCGTGCTCACGCCGTCAACGGAGATATAGCCGCAATACCAGCGGTTGCGCCCCGCGATCTGAATCTCCCTTGTATAGGTTCCCATTGGCTACCTTCCCGACCCTGCGGACCGCTTGGCTGCGGAGACCAGAACGTCAACCGCCTGCATGATCCGCTGGTCTGCGTTTAAGCTTCCCCCGTTGACCGTGACGTTGTAGGTCGTGCCGGCGGCGCCTGCCCCGGCAACGGCAACCGACGGAGCGACCGTGATGCCCGAGCCGATAAGCGAGCTTGCGGAGGCTAGAGCCGACGTGATGGCGGAGTTGACCGCCCCCGTGCCGCTGCCGATGCCCTCGGCCCATCCCTCCATGAGCGCCTTGCCCGAGTAGGTTGTATAACCGTGGCCGCTGAATGGGCCGCGCTTTGCGGGCGAGAACGGGAAGAACGAGCGGATCTGCGAGACGGCGCCGGACACGGCGGAAAGGGCGCCGCCGATTGCGTTCTGGATACCCTGCGTGAAGCCGTTGATCAACGCGCGACCGGAACCGACGAGCCACGACCCAGCGCCTGCGAAGAAGCCCATTACCTGGCCGGGGATGCTGGAAATGGTGTTCATGAGGCTCCCGATATGGCCAGACACAGCGCCGACGAGCGCCGAGAAGGCACCCGTCACTGCCGCGTACACCTGCTGCGCCGCGTTCGCCATCGTAGACACCATGGTCGAGAAGTACCCGGTGATCGAGGAGACGAGGCCGGACACGAGCGAGAGCGCTGAGGACACCAGCGAGCCGACGAACGCCACTACCGCGTTCACACCGCCTGAAACGGCGGCGACCACGGTAGCTATCCCGCCGCCGACAACGGATACGATCGAGCCGATGAACGTGGTAACCGCAGTCACGAGGCCGCTCACGACCGACATGACAAGGCCAATGGCCGAGGCTACGACGGATGCGGCGTTTACCACGACCGAGATCACCTGGCTTGCCACCGTTATCACGACGGACACGATTGAACCAACTACAGACAGCACTGTCTGGATTGCCGGTATGAGCATCTGAGCCACGGAGAGCACTATCTGCATGCCGCTAGCCAATATCGGCAGCACGGCGTTGGCGAGGTTTGCGAGCGCCGTGCCGATAGACGTGATTGCCGGCATGAGCGCAGCGCCCACCTGCGACACGAGCGGGCTTACCGCAGCGAAAAGCTGCATGGCGACGCCGATGACCTGCGAAATGATCGGGACGATCATCGCGAAGGCGTTGTGTAGCACGGGCAGGATGGCCTGGCCGACGTTCAGCAGCGTCGAGCCAAGCTGCTCTATGGCAGGCCGCACGGCGCTGAACGCGCCGACTGCGCCAGATGCAAATGACGCGATGGCGGGCAGCATCTGCGATGCGAAGTACGTCACGAACGGCGACACCGCCGAGATGATCGTCGTCACGGCTCCGCCAATAGTCGAGACGATGGTGTCCCAGATGCCCGGTATCTGCTCGCCAAGCTTCCCGAAAGCGGACTTGCACGTGCCTACGACGGATGCCGCAGCGTCGGCGATCGCTTGGAACGCCCCCGTTATCTGGGAAGCGTCGACTGTCGGCAGCTGTATGCCAAGCTCAGCCAAGGCTCCTACGGCGATGTTCCAAGCAGTCGCGAGCGCTTCCGAGAGCACTGGGCCAAGGACTGGGCCAAGGCCAGACAGCACAACCGGGAACGCCTCGACGATTCCCTTGCCGATCTGCGCAACCCTCGGAGCCACGTTCGTAGCTACCGCGCCGATCGACTCAAGCAGCTGCTGCGTGAGCTGCGAGAAGTCGACGTCGTCGCGCCCGAGTCCGGTGATGAAGTTCTCCCACGCGGCCTTCGCCATGCCGATGGAGCCGCTAATCGTGGTAGCGGCCTCCTTGGCGGTGGTGCCGGTGATGCCCATGTTCTCCTGCACGGTATGGATGGCCTCGACCACATCGGCATAGCTGTCGATCGTGAGGTCGGCGTTCTTGCCCTGCTCCTGGCGCAGCTTGTTGGCATCGGCGATAAGGCGCTTCATCTCAGCCTGCGTGCCGCCGTAGCCGAGCTTCAAGTTGTCCAACATCGTGTAGTTCTGCTTCGCAAAGCCTTGGTAGGCGTTCTGCACGTCTGTCATGTCGGAACCCATCTTGTTCACGTTGTCCGACATGTCGCCCATGGCCATGTTCGCGTAGTCAGCCGCCTTGGCGACATCGCCGCTGCACGACGAGACGAGCGAGGCCGCGAAGCTCGTGGCCTGCGTCATGTACTGGTTGGCGGACATTCCGCATGTCTTGTATGCCTCTGCGGCATAACCTTGCAGTGTCTGCGACGCGGAGCCGAACAGGGTGTCGACGCCGCCAACCAGCTGCTCGTAGTCTGCATATGCGGAAAGGGCCGCGCCGCCAATCGCGGTCACGGCCCCTGTGAGCGCTGTGAACCCGGCCACCGCCGCAGTGGCGACGCCCCTGGCTACGGTTCCAAGCCCTGTCAGGATGCCCGAGGACTTCTTGGCTCCGCCGTCGATGCCGACGGTCATGGAGTCGCCGAAGGCCTTGCCTGCGGCGTTGCCCTGGCTGCCGAACTCCTTGCCGATTTTGCTCGCGAAGCCATCCATCGACGGCATCAAGGACACATAGGCCGACCCGACACTAGTCGCCATCTTCCCCTCCTATCCCCAGGATCTTGTCTATCTCTTCCTTGGCTTCCAGCGCGTTCGCGCGGTGGCGCTCAAGCTCTGCGAGCTGCGCCGGCGTCTTGATAGGCTCGGGAGGCTCCGCGCTCCTGTCCTTCTTGTCGGCCATGCCCCAGGCGATGCACCGAAGCTGGTGCTCGATACGCCAGAGCATGTAGTCGGTCGTGCTCCACCTGAGTTGCGGGTACTGCGCCTTGGCGAGGCGCGAGTTGTCGGGGAGGTGCTGCCAGAGGAGCGCCATCCGATCGAGGTCTTCGGGCGCTCCATCCAATGGCAGGGCTATGCCGTAGAACTGCTGGAAGTCTGCTATCGCTTCGCCGCGCCTGTTCTCGAGGTCGCTGGCGAAGCCTACTAGTTTTTTGTCTTTGCCGCCTCGAAGGCCGCGTCGCACAGGCGGCGCATGTCGTATGACGTTCCGCCGAGGGCTTCGATATACTCCTCGTCTCGACCCATGAAGATGCGCTCCATGGCGTCCATCATCCCCGCCGGGTCGGTTTCGCTTCGGGCGAATTGCTTCACGGTTTTGTAGGACTTCAGCTCGTCGAGGTCTGCGGCGAACTCGCCGTCAACGCCGTCGACGGTAAAGGTGATCTCGGTCATTCTCTTTCCCCCTAGGCGTTGTTGGTCTCGGTTGACTCGATGTAGTCGTAGCAGGTGTTGCCGTTGCTATCGACCAGGTATTTGAACGTGATCTGGCGCCCGGCAATCTCGCTCACGGCGAGCTTGATATCGTCGAGCTCAGAGGACTTGGCGGCTGGCACGACCTTGCGCCAGCGGCGACCGTTCTTGAGCACGAGTTCGAGCACGATCGACCACGCCTCGTCCTTGTTGCCGTTGTGCTCTACGGTGATAACGCCGTCGAGGTCGGTCACGTTGTCGGCGCCGTACATGACCTTGAGGGTCTGCGCCTTGATCTCTGCGAGCGTGAGCTTCGCGGACTCCACGCGCGAGGTCGTGGCGGAGTCCATGAGGTCGCCGTTCATGTCCTTCAGCTCGTTGGCGTCGGTCTCCTCGGACTCGGTGTATCCATCCTCGGAGATGAAGCCGAGGTTGAGGAAGGCTTCGGCGAGATTGGTCTTGATGTCGGTGGGGAGGGTGGTGCCTGTCGGGGCCACGAAGATATATCCGCCCTTCACGCCCTTGGTGGACGAGACGTTCTTGGTCTCGTTTTTCTTGAAAAGTGCCATGTCGGCTCCTATTCGCAAATGGTTACGTTTACGTTGGTCTGGTATCGGCGCTGGCGGCTGTCCGGGTCGTCCCAGCGGTACGTGTCTCCGCACGTGGCCTCGAACACGCACTCCTCGTCCATGAGACTCGACACTGCGTGCTCCACGGCTTCGGCGATCTCTGCGGCGCGTCTGCGGGTCTTCGCCCATGACTGCGCCACGAGCTGCACGCGGTTGATGCAGCCGCTGCGGCTAGATCCGGTCTGCGACACCGATATGAACTCGCTGGGCCTGTCGGCTGGTACGTCGAGCACGGCCTTGATGCCGGTCTCGTCCATGAGCCGCTGCGCCACCATGCGCTCCACGTCCATCACTCACCGCCTCCGAACATGGATCTGAGGCGGTTGTGCTTGCGCTCGCTCGCATGGGCGTGCGGAGTCGCCGTGGTAACCACGAAGCCGTTTGCGAGCTTGCCCTTGAACTTGCGGACTATGTAGCCGGCACCCTCGCCGGGGTGCCGGGAGAAGGACGAGTTGCACGATGCCGCTGCGGCGTCTGCCTTCTTCTTAAGAAGCGTTTGCACCGCGCCTGAGTTCATAACCTCGGCATAGCCGCCGCGCTTCCAGCCCTTCCACTCGAACTTCACCTTGCACTTAGCCATCGGTGCGCCCCACTTCCACGGTGAGGTTCCAATCGCCTGGGGTGTTTTCCGGGTCGTAGCGCTGCGGGTCGCCTATGACGCGGTACTCGGTGCCTCGAACGTTCACGCGGCACCCCTTGAGCGATGCGGTGAAGCTCTTGGGGAAACACAGCGTGTAGGCGACCTCAGTGCCATCGGGGCGCGATGCGTCGAGTTCCGACGTGGCCCCCGGGCACACGATCACGCCCTCTATAGCGGTGTTCACGCTGCCGCGCTCGATAGGCTCGCCGAGCGAATCGAAGTCGACCACTGGTGTTGTGACCGTCACCGATTCGGTGTTTATGAGTCCCATTCGGCATCACTCCCAACCGGTTGGAGCGCCCCGATGCGCTGGTCGAGCAGCCCGAGGCGCTTCAGCTCCGTCTTTCCCAGGTACATTTCGCCGAGGGCAGACCCGTACGACACGCTGGCCGTGTAGCCGCCTGCGCCCTGGCTGTACTGCATGGCACCCGCCAGAGCTGCTGGTGCAGACAAGACCCTGTTGACCACGAGGCAGCACACCGCTGCGGCAGATCGGTCGAAGGCGGCTACCTTGCCGCGCTCGTAGTCGCCCACGTTTGATTCGTAGGCGCTCATGAGCAGGTCTGACGCGTCTGAGAGCAGGGTCGCGGCGCGTGCCTCGTCGGTCGGGTCGCCGTACCTCGCCCTGTAGTCTTCGATGGTCGCTAGCGGCTCCATGCGCCTACTCCTCGCTGGCAGGCTCTTCGGCCTTGCCGGAGTCAACCGGCTTCGCGGCATTCTCGCCGGCCTTCTGCTCGGACGCCTCGGAGGTCGCGGCCATCACGCCAGCGTCGACGAGGCACTTGACCACCTTGGCGATGGTCGGGTTCGCACCAGGGTTTGCGGCCTGTTTGGAGATGCCGACAGGCTCGCCGTCGGCGGTCACGAAGCAGACGTGCTGCGGGAGGATCGGGGATGCCTTGGATGCGTCCTCGACGATGAACTTCTGCACAAGGTTCGCCATGGTTACCGCCCCCTAGGCCGTCTTCAGGATGGCGAAGGCCTTGGGGTCGAGAACCGCGTAGGCAAGGACCGCCTCGGTGCGGTACGCGACCTGGTTGTATCCCTTCAGGTCCTGACCGGTGTTGTCGGGGTCGCCGTACTCGATGATCTCGGAGGTCATGTCGCGCACCATGCCCCACTTGATGGTGGAGAAGTCGCCCATGATGCCCGCCACCTTCGGGTCGGTCTTGCAGCGGCGACCGTTGACGGTGCCGGAGGTCGCGGCGGGGATGCCGTCGATGTTGCCGACGTTGAGGGACAGCGGGATCTCCGGGTAGAGGCGCTGGCCGGTGGCGGGAATGCGCAGCTTGCGGAGGTCTGCGGCGAACTTACGGGAGAGCGCGAAACCGTTGATGTCGTAGTCGATAAGCGCGTCGGCCAGCGCGTCGATGTCGTCGACTGCGGATGCCGAGGCGGTTACGGCGTTGGCCCCTGCGGTGAGCGCGGTGTAGCCATCGAGCGCGGTGCCCGTCTTGGGGGACACGGCGTGGTAGACCACGTAGTCGAGCGCTCGGCCAATCGCGGCGGTCTGGTCGGCGATGATGTTGGTCACGATCTCAAGCTGGTTGTCCTCGTCGGCCCAGCGCAGCTCGTCGGAGACGCGTGTGGTCGTGACTACCTTCACGCGCTTTGCGACGATCGGCGTGGTGGAGACCTCGGAACCGCTCTTCTTCGCGCCCTCCGCAACTACCTCGGCCTCGGTTGTCGGGTTGAACACGATGTATGTGGTGTCGGAGAACGTCTGCGGGGTGCTGGGGGACAGCGCCGCGATGGTGGAGGTGTCCTTTGCCTTGTTGATGATGGAGGTCACTACCTTGTGCGGGAGCTTGACCTTGCTGGTGTCGTTAGCCATTTCGGCTCCTTACTTGTCTCTAGTTGTTACCGAGGAGCTGGCGCGTGAAGTCGCGCAGCTCAGATTTGTCGCCGTCGCCCGGCTTCGGGAAGCTTCCTGGCTTCTCGACCTTGGGCGCGGGCGGCTTTTTGAACGCGGCGAGCATGTCGTCTGCCCACTTGGACATGCTTTCCTCGTCGTCGCCGACGATCAGGCTCGCCGGCACGCCCTTCTCCTGCGCGACCTTGGCCGCGATCTTCGACCGCTTCTCTTCCTTCTCCTTGTCGTCGAGCCTCTTCTTGAGGTCGGCGATCTGGTCTTCGGCGGTCTTGTTCGCGTTGTTGGCCTCCTCAAGCGCCGCTGCTGCGGTTCTGTTGGCCTTCGCCTTCTTCTCCCACTCGCGCGAGTGCTTCTTCTCGGCCTCGTACAGCGCCTTGTAGTCGACGGGCGGCTCCTGGTTGGCGCCATCTCCGCCTTCTGCTCCCGGCACTTGCATGGGTTCGTTTGCTTCTGCCATGTCGCGTCCTTTCCCGTGCCGTGCGGCACGCCTGAGCTGCCGTGCGGCTGCTCAACGGTCATCAGTTGGGCCGTGCGGCCCGTCCGCGACAGTTTCTTATGAGCGTGAGATTCGGCATGAAAAAGGCCACCCGTTGAACTAGACCCCAAATGTTGGACGGTTTAATAAAGTTCTCAGGCGGCCCTTGCTGTTTTTTGCGGTTATAATCTGGTTAGCCAGCGGGTTGTTTGACTCACCTATAGAGACATGCAGCCGCTGGCTATTTCTTTATTCGCAGGAGTTTCCCATCGTGCCCGAGCATCCTGACCTCGCTGATGTGATAGCGGGCCATGTACTTGCTGATCCACTTTATCGCCTGCTCGTCCGTCACCTTTTCGTTCTCGCTCACGTCGACGACGGTGAGCTTCACGCCATTCTTGCCGGGTATTGACTTGATGTGAGACTTGAACGTGTTCTCAGACCCAGCTCCGTAGATCGTCTTGATTTCGATACCCGTTGATAAATCCGCTCGGCTAATCGTTGTCTTCCCATCGGAGTTCGGTGCTGTCAGATGCGATTCGTCTTCCCAGAACTCCGCCTTATAGCCAAGCGCGTTCAACTTCTCGGCGGTAATTCTTTCGCCGGGGTCTTTCTTCCAGCGCTTTAGCTTCTCGCCTTTCACGGCGGAGTCCGTAAACTCGATGCCGGAATGTTCTCCCGATGCGTACCACTTCGGATCGCGCAGTTCGATCTCCTCGACCATGCGCTTGTTCACGTACTTGTCGAAAGCCTTGCCGGCCTTGTTTCCGTGGGCCTTGATGTACGCCTCTCGCTCCGCGTCGGGCATGGCGTCCCATTCCGCCCACAGCCCGTTGCGACCGCCCAATGTGTCAAGGCACTCGTTGAACCTGTCGTACATGCCGTCGGGGTCGTAGCCCTTGACCTTTGATCCCTTGCCGAAGCTCGGCACGACGCGGCAGTCGCACTTTGGGTGCGAGTGGCTTGCGGCCTCCTTTGTCTTGTAGTTGAAGCCGAACGAGGAGAGCATGAGGCAGAAACCGCACGTCTCGCCAGACGGCACGCGTGCGTACCTCGGTTTCGCCGGGTCTTTGGAGACGTTGTGCGCCACGCACATGTTCGCGGCCTTGCGGATCTCTGCATCGAGGCGGCGAACGCACGCGGCCACGAACATGTCGGTGGCTCCCTGCTTCACCACGCTTACCATGAACGCCTTCACCGAGCCGTACGTCGCCTGGGGGTCGCGCAGCGACTCGGCGACGGCGGCGTACTTCCCGGGCGCGTCCTGTGCCTTGCGCACGGCGTCGTAGAACTCGGCGGCGCGGCCAGCCGCAACGGTGTCGGCGTAGTAGCCGCAAGCCGTCTCGATCACCTCGTAGGCCGCCTCTCGCAGCGCCGCTATGTCGCCGTTCCCGCTCGCCTCCCAGTCGGCCACCAAGCGGGTGAGCGCGTCGCCGGCTTGGCGCTGCGCCATTCCAGATAGCGCGTTGATCTCGTCCGTAAGCTCGTTAAGCAGGCTGCGAGGTATCTCCGCCATCCTCGCCCTCCTTCGGCTCGAACAGCGAGGCCACGGCAGCGCTCGCCTGTGCCTTCTTGTTGTCGCTGTTGATGCGCTGGATCTGCTCGTCTGTGTAGTCGAGCATTTCGAGCATCACGTCGGAGTTGGCGAGCTTCGGCAGACCCTGCACCTGCTTCAACGCGGCGTCGGACAGGCTCACGATTGACGGGTAGGCCGGGGACATGAAGCGCGGGTTGAGGTTGTAGCCGGCATCGCGCTCGGTCTCGTAATCCGTGCCGTTCGCCACAGCGAGCGCCATGTAGGCCACGTTGCGCAAAGCGTTGCCATTCTCGCGGTTGAGGTTCTTCGCATCGATCACGAGCGGTTCGAGCGATGCAGCGATGGCATCCGAAGAGGATGGGTTGTCGTTGCTCACGCCGAAGAAAGACACCGGAACATTGGTGACCGCCGACATTTGGCATGCTAGCTGGCGCAGGTACTCGGTGAGCGGCGCCATCTGCAACTGGGCCGACTGCCACACGGTCGGCGAGTCTCCGTCAGGGTCTTTGGTGATCTCGTTGACCGCCCCCATCGACGCGTCGTACTTGTTCTGCCCGTTGATCATCTTCTTGTATGTGCCGAGCAGCCAGGTCTGCGGCAGCGTCGCGGCCTCAGACGCCACCTCCATGCGGGCGCGTTGGCGTATGGCGTCGTCTGTGATGCTCATGACCGAACGGCTGATGCGCGAGGAGCCGAACGGTCGCTCAAGCGTGGCATCGTAGGGCATAGGCTCCATGAGACAGCGACCCATGCCATGCTCCATGTAGTCGGCCACCCAGTGGCCGCTGCCGCGCGTAAGCACCACCAGCGCGTCTTCTGTGAGCAGGTGCACGACGGTCGGCACGCGCTCGGTGTCACCTGGCATCTTCTTCGACTCGGCCACAACGAGACCGGCCTTGATGCGCTTCTGCGCGTCATCCCAGATTGCCGCCGCTGCGGTTGCCGGGTACGCGGAGATGATTGGCTTGCCGCCGCCGTCCGTGACAGTCCAGAAGCCGCAGCAGTGCTTCAGCTCACCGATAAGGTTCTTGCGGTAGAGAGCTTCGAGCTGGTTGTCGGCACATATGTCGCGCAGCCGCATGGTAACGGCATCGTCGTCGGCAGTGAAGCCGTTGAACACCGAGCGGTCTGCCAAGGCGTGCACCGCCTTCTTGGGCCAGTCAACGCGCGGGTTGATCTTCTTTGCGAGGGCTTTCGGCATGGCGATGCCTAGGTCTTTGACGCCGACGTGTCCGAGGTAGTAGTCCTCCCGCAACATGTTGCGGGATCGGTGGGTGCGCCACGTGTCCATAAGCTCGCGCACGAGCGCCTTGTCCTCGTGTCGCAGGCCTTCCGCCGCCGCGACCTGTCCGGCCAGTTCCATGTTCACTGCTGCCATCAGAAGCTTGCCTCCTGTTTACGTCTCGGGTCTCTCTTGGTTGTCCTCGCCGCCCATAGGGCCAGCGATGCGCTCTCGATCGGCGCTGACGAAGAGTCGGGGCCGTCGCCGAAGCCCCAGCCGTCGCGCCCGATGTCGCGCTTGATCGACTTCGTTGCGGAATCGTCCAACGCGGGCGATTCGATGTGGCTCGTCGTCCCGGCGTTGACCTCGTCGGCCAGCATCGTCGCAGCGGCCTGCACGATCGCGGTGCTGCCCATGACGATCGCCGACTTCGGCATCCTGCCGTCCAGAAGCCGCTGCTTCAGCGCGTCCGCTCCGCTCTTTCCGTCGATGCAGACGCACGCGATCTCCTCGCGGTTGCGCAGCAGCATGTCGGATATGCCGACAGTGCCGCCCTCAGCGCCCATGAGGTCGTAAAGCTCGACGTAGGAGCCGGCACCGCGCTCTGCCTTCGCCCAGGACACGGCAACGCGCGACCCGTCGGGCGAGAACTTCACGCCGAACGCGAGCTTGCCTTCCTGCATCGGCCCCGCCGCCTCGCACGCCTTCCACTTGGCGCTCGAAAGCGCGTATGAGTCGGCTCCTCCGATTGGGCTCCACCAGCCAAGGCGCTCACGCGCGAAGACGTCGGGCTGCATCTGCTCGGACTCGCCGCGTACGGCCTCTATGTCGAGGATTGTGCCGAGAGACGGGTTGTACTCGAACCATCGCGACTCGTCGTGCACGTCGCCGATTTCTGTAGCGCCCCACTCGATCCATCCCATCTCAGACCTGCCGTTGTGAACGTCCTCGTGGAGGTCGCGGAACACCGTGCCAACGTTGTCGGGGCCTGGCGGCGTGCCCAGGTAGATTGTCTGCGGGTTGTGCTTCGACCCTGCCGAGATGGCGGGCAGAGAAGCCGCCTGCTGCTTGGCCGTAAGCTCCTGTGCTTCGTCGTAAATGAGCACGTCGTAGGTCTTGCCTCGCGCCAGCGAGTCGGTGCGCGTGGTGAAGCGGATAAGGCCGCCGTTCTTGAGCTTGATGGCCTGCTGGCCGTTGGTCTTGCGCACGGCGAGCAGCAGGGCGTTAAGCTCAGGCTCGTCCTCGTCCTCGAATGGCCTTGAAAGCTCCTGGAACATCTGGTCTGAGGTGTCGCCGTGCTGGCATGTGTACAGAATCTTCTCGCCGTTGAGGGCGCCGTGGAAGCAGCGGGCGCGAACGTCCCAGCTCTTGCCGTTCTGTCGCGGGATGGATATGCCGATCGAGCGCAGCAGGTACTTGTCGCGTCCATCGCGGGCGAGCATGGCGTCGAGCAGGTGCGGCTGCCACGGCAGCGGGTCACCGAAGTACGCGGATGCCAGTTCTGCCGCCATGGGGCCGTCCCCGTCGAGCCTTTCTGGGATGTTCGCCTCGTATGTCGGGGTCTGCCTCGCCTGCATCACGCGCCTGCCGCCTTGGCACGCGTCTCGCGGTCGTCGAACATGAGCGTGAGCAGCTTGCCGTGGGCGCTCGCGGGTCGCGCCTGCTGCACCGTGACGTTGCGGGCCGACTTGGACAGGCCGAGCTGGTCTGACAGCGCTCTGATCTCGGTGCTGGCCTCCTTCAGCACGGTCAGCGCCGGATTCTTGCGCATCATCTTGAGCCGCTTGCCGCCCTTGCCTCTGATCGGCTTGTATGCGGTGGCGTCGAGTATTTCGATCTTGTTGCCCCCGATGGCCATGGCCTCGCGTGCCTGGTTCGCCACGGCGTGCCAGTAGCAGAGCAGCGCCAGCGTCGGCGCATCCTCCTGCGCGAACGTGCGCCTCGCGGTCAGCTGCTCCCAGATGGCGGCTTGCACGGGGTCGCTAGCCACTTCCTGCGGCATCTCGATGTTCTCGGCCATGATTCCCTCCTTCTTCGCGGGGAATCGTAATGGCGGCGTGAGATAGCGAAATCGTTCGGAACGGGCGGGGGGAAATCGGCCCTAGGCGGCCGGGGTGGCCTTCCGACCCGGGGGAGGGGCGACCGCCCCGCCTCTTTTCGGCGGCTTCGGCGCTTGGGGCCAAAAGAAAGGGCGCGACCGCCGAAACGACCGCGCCCCTATTGGTGCATTGCTATGTTTTCCCTCAGAACAGCCGCGTGCGGCGTATCTGGTACTGCTTGGCGTCGCCCGGCATCCTGTTGCCGCGCCGCTGGTTGCATATCCTGTGGGCTGCATCCACGTTGGAGTAGTCCAGCGGGCTGCCTCCCCTCGACACGGGCAGCAGCTCGTCCACCTCGAAGCTCCACGGGTCGCCGCTCGGCAGGCTGTAGTCTATCGGCTGGCCGCATATGTGGCACGGCCTTCCCTCTGCCCTCAGCCTCGCTCTCAGCTTGCGCCTTGCGTTGCCGTTGCGGTTGCGCGGGTTGCCGCTCATGCCAGCATCGCCGCTATCCCGCCGATGCACCACACGATGCCGTAGCACACGAGCAGCACCAGGAAGAGCATCACGAGCATGGACACGACAGCACCGGCTGCATCCATTAACTTCTTGTATCCCATGTCATCCTCCAATGATCATGCGGGCCAGCGATACCGCCGCCCACAGCGTCAATCCGTCTATTAGCAGGGATGCCGCTATAACGAGCAGACATCCCCAGTTGCATCCCGGGCGGCTCATTCGTCCTCCCACCTGATGGTTCCATCGTCGTACTCGGCCTTGAGCCAGTCCAGGTACTCGCCCCATGAGCCGAAGTCCCGCACCCAGCGCGATGCGAACGCGCACGTGGTGAAGGGGTTGCACTCGCTCACCGCGATGCGGAACCGCCGCCCGTCGCGCAGCATGCGCACATCCATGCGCGTCGCCCGCTCCGGCGTGCCGAAGTACCGCTCCCAGTTATTCACCGCATCCTCCTATCCGCAGGCGAGCGAGGCGAGTATCAGCAGCCCCGCAGCCAGCATCCGCGCCGCCACTGCCTCGATGGCCACGATCGCGGCCAGCAGCGCGGCGCATGATGCCGCTATCCATCGAACCGTTTGCACCAGTCCTCCTGCATGTCCTTGTAGTGTTCGGCGATCCAGTCTCGTGCCCACTTCGCAGCCTCCCATGCGGCCATCGGCTCCTTCGCCTCCTGTGCGCTGAAAGCCTCCTCGAACTCAAGCTCACAGATGCCGTAGTCGCAGCATCCCTCTATGCAGTGGGCGCAATCTCCGCAAGCCGGCTCGTCCACCCGGTTCCACGGCGCGTCAGCGTCCGACTCGAAGCACCCCGGCGGCAGGTTCCATCCGCTCCCCGGTTCGCATCCGCCCATCAGCAAACCTCCCTCGCCAGCCTCTCAAGCTCGTCGGCCCAGGCGTTCACCGTGGAGGAGCCGGGCCGCGCGTCGGCGTTGAGGCGCATGTTCTCGCACATCCTCCGCAGCGACTCCCCGGCTTGGCCGAAGGCTCGCTCGTCCGCGCTCTTCCTGCCGCTCCTGTACGCGATGGCGTCTTCGAGCGCCGAGACGAGGGTGCTGTACTGGTTCATGGTCTCCATGGAGCGCCCGCCGTAGGCGAAGCGCTCCTGGGCGGCGTCGTACTTGTCCTGCGCCCATTCCAGCCAGTCGTACACGGTCTGGTTGCTCATTTCGACTCCTCGTCCTCGTACCTCCAGCGAAAGCCTCCGGCCCTTCCGCCGGTTCTGATGGCGCGTTTGATGTTCGATTCGAAGCCGAGCGCCCCATATGCCGATATGCTTGCCAGGCCGACGGACTCGTACCTCTCGCCGTCTTCCCTGACCACGGGACGCTTGGGCCTGTATCCTCCGCGCTTCGGGAACGTCGCGCCTATCATGAGACCACCTCGGCATCGCATTCCGGGCAACGCCTGAACCCGGTATCGACCGGAGCCCAATATCCACAGCGTTCGCACGCGAAGTCTTGCGGAGCGTGGCATTGCGTTTTGTCCGTTGCGACGTTTCGCGTCGTCGGCACATCGATGAGGTCGGCCAGCCTGCGCATCACCCCGCGCCAGCTGCCATCTTCGGCCTTCGTGATGGCCGCGAGGTTCTTTTGCAGACTCAATCCGCCCAGGTCGTCGTTCGCCGTGTAGCGCAGCTTTTTCGCTATCGCTCGGCACTCCTCGTTGCTACTCATCTTCATCCTCCTCAATCGGCTCGAAGTCGCACCAACGAGTGCCGCGCACCAGGTGGAGTTCCGCCATCGTGTACCTCGCACCATTAAGCCTGTTAGAGTGCTCAAGGTACTTCTCGCACAAGCAGTAATCATTACCGCTCGGATAGTGTGCTCGCCTAAAATGCTCGCACTTGTCGCAGGTCGGCGTGGTCACCAGCCGCCAGTAACGGATGGGGTGCTTCCATTTGCTAATCGCCATCTCGTCCTCCTCGTTCCAACATGTTGGCAATCTCCATCAGCTCGGCGGGACGCATCGGCACCAGCTCGTATGACGGCACCGACGCCAATTTGCGCAGGCGCTCGGCCTTCGCCATTTCCGGCTGCGAAGACCCGCCGCATCGCTGCGGGGTGACGAGCTCCGCCAGCCTGGCGAACGACTTCAGCTTGCGAAGCGGACTCGGCGGCGCGTCGTCCCCGAGAACGCAGTTGCAGAACCCGCGCCAGTCAGGCATGTCGCATGCGTAGTGGATTGCCGAGAACATCGTCGAGACCCTTGCGCGATCGCTCTCGAAGCGAACGTTCTCGCTCCCGCAAAACGGGCAAGGTTCCAGCTTCTCGCTCATCGTCCATCCTCCTCGTCAAGCAGCTTGCCGAGCCTGTCCGCAAGGTCGTTGCGCATAAGCCAGCCGCAGCCATTGTCAACGTTGGCCCATTCGCAACAACTGCAGTTTGCCTGCTCGTCACTTGCTCTGACGCCATGGCCGATGCCGCGTTTCTTCGCGTACACGCATGCGCCCAACGTCATATCAGCCTTGATGCTCTCCAAGCTGTCGTGGCCGACGACCTCCGGGAACCGCTCCCCGCACATCGGGCAGAACCGAATCGGCTCCGTGGAACCGCCACGGTATCCATCCGAGTAGTAGATGCGGTAAACGTCATCGACTTTGCCGACGTTCACGTCGGAGCAGCTTTCGCGCATCATGTTCTTTCCGCTCGTGCAATAATCGCAGCTCATCGCTCATCCTTTCCGCAGCTCAGTCGCTCTCCGCACATCGGACAAAAGCGAATCGGCAGCGTAAATGCATCTCCTTCGGACAGCTCAACGAAAATGCGATGCTCAACCTTCTCCAAGCTGCCGCCGCTAAAGTAGCTAAGCTGACTGATACAGATTTCTTCGATATCGTCTCCGGTACCTTCGGATGGTCCCTTCATGTCGCGGTTGTCCTCGCAATACTCGCAGCTCACAGCCCCACCGCCTTACGAATTCGGTCGGCCCAATCGCCCGTGCCGTCAACGTCCGCCTCCTCGATTTCGGCGACGACCTCGCGAAGCGCATCAACGTCGATTGCCCGGCGGTTCCAATCTTCTATCGCGCCTTGAAGCGACAGCCGCGGCCCCGTGCTCGCACCGCAGTTCGAACAAAGGACTTTTACTACTCCGCATACCCCAAACACGCTTGCGTCATGCCCGCAGAACGGGCACGGCTTCAGCTCTTCGCCCATCATCGACACCTCCCGATGCTCTTCAGGTACTTGTTGTTGCGTCGAAATCGGGCCTGCGCCCGGCGGTAACGGCGCAGCCACCTCTTGTCGATGCTCTTCGCCGGCATGTGCATCGCCTTTCTCACCTTGCGGAGAATGCTGGCTAATCCCTCGAAAAGCGAGTTGGCGGCGTCGACCATCATGCGGCGGGTGACCTCGTCGATAACCGGTTCACCCTTCATAAAGCACCTCCAACCCGTAGGCTTTGGCTGCGTCGTGCTCGATCTTGCAACCGCGTGCGTCTTCCCAGCCCTTCACGAAGTAGGCCGCGTGGCACAGGCTCATGTTCTCAAGCGACTTGGCGAGGTAGCACAGCGGGACCTGCACCACGCCGCGCTCCTTCATGGCCTCGTCGCCGTACCACTCGTCGGTGAACAGAGTGTTCACGACCTCGTAGCCCATCTGGCGCAGCTTGGCCACGGCGAGGTCGCGCGCGGCGGCGATCTCCTCGTCGGTCTTGCCGGCCATGGGCTGGGAGATCATGGCCTTCTTCACGGTCGCGGCCTCCTCGGTGGTCTGGTTCTTCTTGGTATCGGTCATCGGTATCCTCTCTTTCCGTAGAGCCCGTCGCGCTTCATGTTCTGGATGTGGTTCTGCATTTCCCTGGCGGCCTGGTCTCCCTCGGGCGGCAGCTTGCGCCCGCTAGCGCACTCGACGCAGTGGACGCGCCATCCGCCCCGGTAGCGCTCGAAGTGTCCGAACCCGGGAGGCGTCCACTTGCCGCACTCTCGGCAGTAGCCGCCGTAAACGTTCCTAGCCATCGTGGTGTCCCTCAATCATCTTTTGGCCCCTATCGAACGAATCGGTATCTGTTCCGCCCCATGCATCCCGCCGCCTCAATGACGACGACCATCTCGAAGCACGCGTCGCAAAGGTCGATCGTCTCGTTTTTGACGTAGGAAGCGCACGGCCTTCCTTCGTTCTGCTCTGTCGTCCACCTCACGGGGAGGGTGATGGAATGGGCTTGTTCGATCTCTCTACCGCACACGTCGCACTTAAACGTGTCGGGATGCCTAATCGTCGCCATCGCGTTCCTCCTCACCGCCCACCTCCACGCACCCGGGGAACCGGCCTCGCAGGTCGAGCACGGTCCCGTCTTCCAGCAGCGCGAAGCACTGGTAGCTGTCGTCGGTCAGCGACTCGACGATCGAGAGCGCCTCGACCTCGTCGTCGGTCTTTGCGAGCAGGATGCCCTGGCGGTAGGCGCTCATGTAGCTCTGGCACAGCGAGCGCTCGTAGATGCGTATCATCGCTCCTCCTCGGCGAGCCGCTGGAGGTATTCCTCGCGAAGCTCGTCCTCGAACTCGTCGATGAAGCCCCGCATGGTGACGCCCTTTGGCAAGCTGTACCTGCTCACGTCCTCAAGGCACCAATCCTCGAACGTCATGATCTCGTCGCCGTTCTTCGCGCTGAGCATGTAGCCTGCGCAGTTTCCGTACAGCGCCTTGCGCCCTTCGTCGACGATCGCCTTCTGCAACGGGGAGCGGGCGGCTTCTGCCTGCCTTGTCAGCTCGTCGATGCGCTCGTCGCGGCGCTGCAGCTCGCGGCAGAGCCTGTCGTTCTCCTCCTGCTGCTCGAACAGCTGCGTGAGCACGTACTGCTCGCATGTCTTGGTCTCCATGGTCATTTCCCTTCTCGGATGATCTCGTTCCCGTCCCTGTCGACGATGGCCCAGTACCCGTACTCGTAGAGCCCCGGGTCGTGCGGCTCGTACACTTCGAGGAGCTGGCCCGTCCACCAGGCCTCCTCGTAAACAGGATGCCGCCAGCGCCACTCGGCCTTGAGGCCCGCGCCGTGGAACCGGCCATGGCACCCGGTGGTGCCGCTGCCGCACAGCGCGAACAGCGGGCTGCGCAGGTCCCACGTCCCGCCCGGGGCGACGAGCTTGAACTCAAGCCCCCAGCCCCTATGCGCCACGTGGTGGCAGTTGGTCGCCCGCCTGCCGCACACGCAGCAGCGCGGCTGAAGCAGCTCGTAGGAGCGCTTCCCCGTGTAGCGGGCGCCCAGGTGCGGCTTGCCGTACAGCTCCGCCCGCTCCTTCGGCCAGCCCCTGAGCTGGCTTGCGTCGAGCATCATGCGAGCCTCCCGTCCGGGCCGTCGAACTCGACGACCCTCGCACCGTGGCGCAGCCGCGAGACGATGGCCTTCGCCGTGTCGGCGTCGCCCTGCTCCGCGAGCCTGCGCACGAGGTCGCTCGGGCGGTACTGCGTGGTGACCAGCGTCGGGCGCATGGCCGAGTAGCGCCTGTCGACGAGCTGGAACAGGCTGTCCAGCACGAAGCCGGTGGGCCTGCGCTTGCCCAGGTCGTCGATGATCAGGTAGTCCGCGCCGGCGTAGCGCCTCAGCGGGTCGCCGCCCTCGTGGAAGCTGCGTTGGATCTCGTCCAGCACTCGGTACATCGGCACCATGAGCGGGCGCTTCCCGTTGTCGCACAGCCGCATGGCCACGGCTGCGGCGCAGGTGGTCTTGCGGGTTCCTACGTCGCCCCACAGGTAGAGCCACCGGCCCTCCTCCATGGCGGACGCGAGCTCGCCGGCCATGGGGTGGTCGAGCGCCAGGTAGCGCTCGGGGACGCCCGCACGGACGAGGCTTCGCCTGCGCCTCTCGGCCTCCGCCCGCTGCGCCGCGTCCATCTCGCGTGCCGCGATCGCCTCGCGCTCGGCCTCGGCGCCTGCGCACGTGCACCGCTCGTACCCGCAGAACAGGCGCTTCTGCCCGAGCTGTGCGTAGCGGGCATTGAGCGCCGCCCCGCAATGCGGGCACTCAGTCGTACTGGGAAAAATCGTCTCCGCCATCGTTCACCTCCCGTTTCCGTTCCATCGGCTTCGAGGTGCGCACCCAGATGCGCACCGAGGCCTTCCAGTCCTTCATCTTCGCCTTTCCGACCATCCAGCCCTTCTGGGCGTAGAAGTCGACAAAGCGCTCCGGGTCGAAGTCGGTCGAGGCGAGGTCGAGGCTCTTGCCCTCCGCGTAGCTTCGGGCGTACTCGTCGACCTCTTCGGGAGAGGGGGCGCGGAAACGCGCCTTGCTCCCTCTCTCCTCTTCCTTAATTCCTCTTCCTACTTCCTCTTCCTCTTCGCTTGGCCGTTTGCTTTCGGCTTTGCTTGCATCGTTGCTTGATGATTTGCTTGCCGTTTTGCTTCCGCTTTTGCTTAACGGTTTGCTTGGCCGTTTGCTTTCGGCTTTGCTTGCATCGTTGCTTGATGATTTGCCGCCGTTGCCTCCCGCCACGATGCGCGAGCGGGAGGTTTCCATGACGGGCCTTATCGCCGTCAGCACCGCCTCCTGGGTATCGGTGCGCGGCTCCGGTTCCTCGCCCGTTCGCAGGTACCGGACGATCATGCCGATAAGCTCGTCGCCCTCCCTGCGGTTGCGCAGCCTAAGCGGCCCGTCTATGAGCGAGTCCAGTACCTGCATGCCGCCATCGCCCCTAAAACGGGATGTCGCCGTCGTACAGGCTTTCCTGGGCGGGCGGCATGGGCGCTTGCTGCGGCGCCGCCTGCGGGGCGGGCTGCGGCGCGTACTGCTGCTGGTATCCCTGCGGCGCTTGCTGGCCCTGCTTCTGGCTCATGAGCTCGATCTCGTCCACGATCACCTCAAGCTTGGATCGGCGCTGGCCGTCCTTGTCCCAGCTCGAATAGCGCAGCTTGCCCTCGATGGCCACCTTCATGCCCTTGTGCAGGATGCGACCCATGCTCTCGGCGCGGTTGCCGAACATCGTGCAGTCGACGAAGTTCGGGTAGTCCTCCCACTCGCCGGTTTGCTGGTTGCGGCGGCGGTCGTTGACGGCCACGCCAAAGCCCAGAACCTGCATGCCGCCCTGGGTAGCCCGCAGCTCGGGGTCGCGGGTCAAGTTGCCGCTGATGTTCACTCGGTTGATCGTCATTTAGTAACTCCCTTCGCCCGTCCCGTTCGACCAGGTGCGCTTTATGTCCTCGTCAACGGTTCGGATCTTGAGCTTGTACACGTTTATTGCCTCTTGGCTCGCCTTGTAGAGCGCTTCGGCGCAGTCCCTGCGCTGCTTCAGCTCGGCTATGTCCTCACGTCCTCGGCAGAGGTCGCTTATCACCGTCACTGGCGTTCCCTTGGATCGCTCCTCAAGGATCGCGATGCGCAGCGCCTTGCGGTACTCGGCCTCGTTCTCGGCGTACTGGCTTCCGCTGTTGCGCAGCGCCTGAAGCTCGTCCATGAGCTTGTCGAAGAGCTGCATGCGCTCGGCGTAGAGGTCTTGCATGGCCTACACGACCTGCCACGCGGGGGACGGGCAGCACCCTGGGTTGGCCTTGAACTGCTCGTACTGCTGGCGGCTCTCGAACTGGTAGGAGGTGCCGCAGCTCTTGCACTTGGCGATGAACTGGCCGAACTCGGGCGGCTCCTTCTCGGCGGGCTTCTCGGTTCCCATGAGCGTGTCGGGGTCTGAGGTGCCGTCGATGTCGAACGCGCCGCAGAGCGCGTACTTTCGCGCGTAGCTGGATGCGCTGCCCGTGACCTGCGCCTCGTTCATGCCCTTCTGGCTCAAAGGCTCTCGGGCGTAGGCCGTCACGTCCATGGGATCGCCGTGGCCGTCCTCGAAGAACAGGCGGCACGTGGCCTCGACGTAGTAGCGCTCGCCGATCTGCACGATGCTGTCGTTGAGCGTGAAGGCTATGCCCGCATCCTTGCACGGCTCCTTGAGCGCCGCCACGATGTCCTCCATCGAGCGGTAGTAGAAGTTGCCGTGGGCGTTGTAGCGTGCCTTGGGCACCACCACGGATCGCTGCACCTGGGCCACGGCCTCGGCCAGCGTCATGTGCTTGTCTTCTGCCATCGTCTACTCCATCCTCGCTGCCACCTGGGCTGGCGTGCCCCGGCGGATGCTTCCGGTGATTCCCTGCGCCTTGAGCAGGGATGCGAGCGCCTGCATCTGCGATCGCGTGGCGCTCGGCACCTCGACCGTCCACGCCTCCAAGGGCTCCGCGACCGGTGCTGGCATGGGCGCCGGCATGGGGGCGGGCATTGGCGCTGGCGCGGGCATCGGCTCAGGCTCGGGGATCTCGATCGGCTCAGGCTCTGGTTCCGGCATCGGTTCCGGTTCTGGCTCTGGCGCCATGGCCGCCTTCAGCTCGGCGATGCGCTGGTCCTCCTCGTCGGCCAAACGCGCTGCGTTCAAGGCGGCTCCGAGGTCGAGCGTGCGGAAGAACTCGCGCTCCGCGTCGGCGTAGTGCGGCATCGCCTCCTGCTGGGCCTTGAGCGTTTCCCAGTCTCGGGCCACGTCGGATACCTTTGCCTCAAGCGCCTGCTGCGCCTTGATCTCGCCGAAGGTCTTGTTGAGCCACTGCGGCTCATGCAGGCGCTCGTAGGGGACGACCGGCGCGAGCAGCCCCGCGAACTCCTCGTAGTGCTGCTGTAGGCGTGAGTAGAGCGCGTCCTTGCGCGTCTGCTCGGCCTCGTCGAGTTGCGCCTTGATGGCGTCGGTTGACTCGTCGATGATGGCCGTGATCTGCTTGCAGCGCCTCTCGAATGCGTCGAGCGGCTTGTTGTACTCGCGCTTCACGGCCTTGCGGCGCTCGTCGATCTCCTTCTTGATGCCGTTGAGGTAGCTGCGGTCGTGCTTGGCCTCCTTGATGGCCTGGGCGCTCGTGAGGTCGTAGGTGGCGCCCTCGTAGTCGGCGACGACCTTCTTCACGTGGGCCTCCAACGCGTCCATGTTCGAAGCGATGGTGGCCTCGGTGTACGTGACCTCAAGCGTGGTGGCCTCGGTTTCGATGACCTCGGCCTCGACCTGCTGCGGTTCGGTTTCCTTAGCCATAGATCTCGCCCGTCTCGTCGTCGAAGTCCATGGCCTGCTGCTGCTCGGCCACGGTGAGCAAAACCGTCTTGCCGCTCTGCTTGATGATGCGGAAGGCATCGGCGTTGTCGGTCAGGATCTCGAATTGCAGGGTCGCAACGCTGCCCTTCACGGTGGCCTGCTTGAACTGCGCCTGGATGGTCGCTTCGTTGATCATGTCGTTACCTCCTATTTGATGCCGAGAACGGCGGCAAGGAACGCGCGACTCTTGGCGACGCACTTATCGTCGATTCTGGAAAGCCCGGCCTCGCAAAGCGCGATCATCACGTGGTAGGCGTTTGCCGCCGTCTCGTCGTCGTTGTTGTCAGGATGCGTGGCGTCGAACATGAGGTTGTTCGCGATGCAGGCGGCGTGGTCGAGCACTGCTTTGTGGAACTTGGTCCCGTGGAAGTCCTCAAAGCCGTTCTCTTCGAAGTATTTGGCGTTCATTTCTTCTCCTTCACGTACTCCTCGACGAAGTACTCGATGTGGATGTCTATGCGTGGTTTGGTGCCGTATGGCGACCTCGGGCGCTTGGTGACGGCTCCCATGTCGACCTGCGAGTCGTCCTTGAAGGCGATCCCGTTGAGCGCGTCGCAGGCGAGCTTGCCGAGGTTGTCCCAGTCGGGCTTGCCGAGGTCGGCGCGGCCCTCCCAGTACTTGGGGTTGCTCTTCGCGAGCGGTCGGGTGGTCGAGATTCGCATCACGACCGGGCCGTCGTGGTCGGCGAATGTCTCGCCGTATGCCGCGCGGAACGCGTCCTTGATGGCCTTCTCGGCCTTGAGCGTCTTGGTCGGCGTGTAGGTGCGGTGGTTGCGGTAGTCAGTCATAGGGCGTTGCTTGCCCACAAGCTGGGCGGGGTGCATGGTGATGTGCGCCGTGGCCGCAAGGGTGCGCTGCCAGCTCATTCGGAAAACCCATCGCTCTGGCTGCGGTGCTTGTTGAAGGCTCCGCGCAGCTCCGGGTATCGCGCCTCCATGATTCGAGCAAGGGCGGGGGCTATGCCGTTCTTGCAGCCAACGTGCAGCTCGTTGCGCACCATGTTCACCAGGTAGTTGATCGACACGTAGCCCTTCTCCTTGAGGCGGCGGGCGTTGGAAAGCATGAACTGCCACGCCTCGGGGTTGGCCTCGATCCACTTCTTGGCCTCGGCAACGTCCTGCTCGCCAGCCATGCCCAGGCCGAAGATCTCAAGCTGGTTGCTCTGGGGCTTGGGGCGGTATATCTCGTCGTTACGCATTGAGCACCGCCATGCTGCCCACGGCTCGCTGGGCGTCGGCAACGGCCTGGTCCATCGTGGGGATAACCCAGAGCCAGAGCACGGCGAGGAAGATCATGAGGGCCGCGAGGAAGCCGACCATGACGCCCGCCTTGAACTGCGAGCGCTCAAGCTGCTCCTGCGCCGTCGGGCGCTTGCCCTCGAATGGTATGATGGTCGCAGCCTCTTTCGAGGCGGCTACGTAGCGGGTGCCCGAAGTGTGGTAGCGGGGGGCGCTCGCTTTCTTTTTTGTCTGCATTTCCGTTCTCCTTTCGGTGTTTTCGCAGGTCATTGCTAGGGCGCTTTTTAGGGCCTCTTTTTTGCCGCCTTTTTCGCCCTGCTCTTCTGGCTGTAGTAGCGCTGGCGTTGCCTGTCATTCCTCTTCTCCCTGATCGCCTCCTCCTTCATCGCGTTGGCCTGTTCGGCGAGGTCTGCCATGTGAAGCTCCTTCGTGCACTCGATGCACCAGCCGTTGACCCTGTTGAGCGGTCGGAACGTCCATTGGCCGCAGCGGGGGCACTGCCTGCGCTTGCGGAGTGAGAGTCCGCACTTCCGCGCCATATGCTTCACTGAGTCGATGGAGCGCCCGAGGTCCTTGGCTACCTGCTTGGCGCCGTCTCCGGCGTGCCCTTCGAGGTATCTGAGTTCACGTGTAGACCACTGCTTCACGCCTTCGCTTCTCCCTTCTGCTGGCGTTCCCACTCGCGGTATGCCTGACGGATCGTCGAGCACATGCCGTCAAAGGCAACTTCGCGGGCGCTCTTGGGCTTCTCTTCCTTCTGTTTGGCCTCTTCGGCTGACATTTAGACCGCTACGCCTTTTGACGTGCGCTCCTCGACTAACCCGGCGAGGTAGTCAACAGAGCATCCGTAGAGCTTTGCCAAGTTGATTGCGTCTGGAACCAGTAGCGGTGAACTCTCGCCACGCTCCCACTTGCCGATAACGTATTCGGAGCGGTGGATCTTTTCACCGACTTCTTCTCTGGTCAGGCCTGCCCGCTTACGCTCGGACACAAGATTGTTGAGCATTGTTTCCTCCTTTGCACTAGTTTCTTGT